TACTAAAACCTGTTCGGTGATTTGATGGATCAGGATCACCTAATCCCATCTTATTCATAAAATCATCCAGACTACCTTCTTGCATGTCTGGATTAGCTGCTTTTCTTCTTGCTTTACTTAACCAGTCTTTAGCAGTGGTATTTGCTTTAGCAAGTTTTTCTGCCCAAATAATGTCTTCGAGTTTTACCTCTTCTCCATTAACAATGCACTTACAAATGAATTCTAAACGTAATCTGTATTGTGTGGATAACATGTTATTCCTTTGCTTTAGTTAACCAATTTTCTAATTCATTTAATTTTGTAAATTCTTTGTATGCTGCCTCAGAGCGTTCACTAAGAATTTCTAAAATGTCATTAATGATGAGATTATTCTCAACATAATCGTCTAAGTATTTATCAATGGCTTCTTTAAGATATCTCTTACGATGCCATTCAGGAGAATACGGTTTGTACATAACAAAAAAATTTCATACCAATATATTAGCAGAGACCTTTGTCAATGTCAATGCTCTTTGTATTTCTCTGGATTTTTTGCTGAGTCGTAAATAAAATACGCAAATGGAAATAGAAGCAGTCCACCCAAAATAGAAGAGACTACAGGAACATTTATAGAACTGTAAAAAGAATGTATCATCTTTCTATATAACTTAAAGTGTGAGATGTGCAGTGTAATTGTTTTACTATTAAGTCACAACCAACTTGTGGATCTGCATTTCCGCAGGTAAATATATCAACTGCGGCTTCTCCTCTCTCTGGCCAAGTATGTATACTAATGTGACTTTCAGACAGAAGAATTAATACAGTAACTCCTTGGGGTTCAAATTTTTTATGTACTGTAGTTATTACAGTAGCACCACTTACTATAGCGGCATATGATAATAAATTAATTAAACCATTTTCATCATTGAGAATCATATATGGACAACCATATAGATTCAATAAGTAATGCTTACCCATTTGAATTACAAAGTAAAATTTTAATTAATTATATTAGGTGGAATTGGAAGACTTTCTGCTATTTTAATTGCTTTATAACCAGTTTCTACCAATATTTTTAAATCTTTTGGGAAGTTATCATCAGCAGGGTGAACATCAAATTTTATTTTAGAATAAACATTGCCAATCAGATTGAGATACATTGTGTTGAGTTTTACAATTTTACTTTTAGTCTCATCAGAGAATTTATAATCAAAAACTTTTGTCAAATATTCAAAATGCTCTCCTGGGGTTGGATGATTATCAGTGTAATGTTTATGAACAGAAATTCTGTTCCAGGAACTTCCCCCCCAAAGAACTTCTTCAAAACTTGGTTCAATATAATCAAAAATATTATTGTATAATTTAAATAATTTATGAAAACTTGTCCTATTCATTTTCAAACCCTTACTTTTTTTAATGGTATCCATTGCTAGAAAATGAAATTGAGTCTTATCTTTTAGAAGATTATGAATCAACTTAATAGTTGCAAGATCTCTCATTAAAAAATGACAATCATCTGCTATTACTTTAGCAAATCTTACACTCCAAAGTTTATTATCATTATAGTATATATTTCCAGCGTTGAACCACCTATCTGCTTTATATCTATCCTCTCTTTGAATCCCAGACCAACAAACAATGACAAGATCTTCTTCATTAAAATTAAAATGTTGATCTGCTTGACAAACCATGTTTGATATGTACACGTTTCCAGATCCAGCTTGACCAAAATTATAATATTCACAATCCAATTCATGGGCAAGAATATCTGCCCATGTTAACCAAGAATAATTAGTAAAGCTACATCCAAAAGTAAATAATCTTTTGGGTTTATTAAAAAATAATTTTTTCATTTCTTATTTTTCTTTTTATCTGGATGATCCCAAAGTTTTGGATTTACTCTACCTTCTGTTTGAGTAAATCTAATTAATCCTTCTCTATAATTATCCCAATAGTAATCAAAAATATCCACTTTTTTATTGCAGATAACAACATCATAATGTACTGTCCCATCAACAAGATACTCTACCAAATAAGAAGTATATGGTAGAGATCTATCTTGTGCAAACTCAGGGAGGCAGTCTTTTTTTACAAATTTTAATTTAGAACTCAACTTCTACCACCCCACTGAATATCAGTATATGCTTTAGTAACAGCATCTTTTGTAATATTATATCTTGTCTGAAGTTTTTTGTCTTTAACCAGAACCATGATTTCTGCTTCTCTTGGGTGAAGACCCTCAAGCATTTGTATAAACATTGTTTCTCTTCTTAAACTAGATAAAGTAGGATTACCACCAAGAAGATAATTATAAAAATTTTGATATTCTTTTCTAATAGAAGTTGCTCTTTTACGAACAAACTCATCTGCGTTAGATAATCCTTTAACAGTGTTTAGTTTTTCTACAGAAGTAGATAATGTATCATTAAAAGCAGATTGTTCTTCTACTCTAGAATAAGGAACATCCCCTTCTGGAAGGAGTGATACAATTGACTCATCAAAATTCCAGATTAGTAAAGAAACAAGTCCATCATTTCTGTATTTTTGAAGTACTTCTGCTTTTTTTGCAATAGATCTTTGCTTTGAAGCTAAATCTAAAATTTCAAATTGGAATGCATTTGGTTGAAGTTCTTCAATCTTCGTCGTCTTCTTCGTCTTCGTAGTAGTCATTAGTGTTTTCAAATCGTACAGCTAAAATTTCATCAGGAAGAATATTCCCGTTCTCATCAAACATTTCTGGATGAGCGTAAATTGGAGTTGACTCATAAACATATGTTCTAGTAATCCAACCTACTACACCACCCAAAACTAAAAACATTATACAAAATAATGCTGAAAATGTTAGGGTTACTGCTAGCATGTTACTTCTCCCGATGCCCCTATGGTTTTTTCTTTACTGATAAGGAAATGTCAAATCGAAAGTCTATCTCTCGTTTAAGGAGAGAGATAACCTTTTGAATCTTTATTCCAAATGTTTTAGATTCTGGTCTTTTCTCCCTCCTGCTACGATGTCGTAACATTAATTCAAATCCTCTATTGATATCAGTAGTATCAGAATTCGAGGATTTACTATTATTTATTTGATTTTTTTCTCCTTCCTGGCCTTTTGTCATATGTGTATCTCCTCGCATCTTCTAAAATATCATTTAAATAATTTCTTATTTTTCTTGCTTGTGGTTTTGAGATATGTCCATAGGCTTCCCTAAGAATTTTATGTTGAGAATCTTGCCCACCTTTTAGGTATTCATCCAAATCATCAATCAAAAAATTTATACTAGAAGCAGTTTGACTATTAATAAAATCTTCTGCTTGCTTTCTTTTTACATTGTTTGATTTTAAATAATCATAAAGTCTCAGAATAAATTTACCTTCAAATGCATAATCTATCGCCTTTTCCACATCATAGTGGACAGTGATAAATTGATTTTCCATACAAGCAAGTGCTGACATTTTAAATTATATATCAAATAGGGGATTTAAACAACTGTTTGGTTTGATAAAACCACAGATAATCTAAGGTAGAATTTCTTAGAGTATCAAAAGCCTGATCAGGAGATTCTACTAAAGGTTCCCCTGAAAGATTTAGACTTGTATTCAGTAGTATACCATGACCTGACAATTTTTTAAACTCTTGTAAAATATCATAAAGATGACCACCACTAACAGTTTGAACTCTACATGTTTTATCGACATGAGTTACGCCAGGAATCAAATTAGTTTTTACAGGAAAACAAACTGTCATAAATTCATTATCAAATATATCATCAAAGTATTTGCTAGCATCTTCTTTTAAAACTATAGCAGCAAAAGGTCTATACCACTCTCTCTTTTTTATTGCATTAACTATATCTTTAGCATTTGGATTAAGTGCATTGAAGAGAATTGACCTATTACCCAATGCTCTTTGTCCAGATTCAGATATTCCCCCGTAAATACCTACAGATTTATTTTCAAATAGAAGTCTAGATATATCTTTTGAATTAGCTACTTGATCAGAATTATATTTTGACAGGTCGTGATTAAATCCATGATTAAAAGTATCTTTTATTTTGAGTATGGTTTTATCTTTTGATATTCTTCGATAAAAATACATGGATGAACCAACTGCCAAACCACTATCATCACACAGTGGTTCAAAATAAAATTCTACATCTGGATATCTTTTTACCAATTCATAATTGGTCACTATATTCATTGCATATCCACCACTCAAACAAACTTTTTTTATGTTTGTCTTTTTAATAGCATCACCAATTATTTTACAAACATAGTCAGTAGTCTGAATTTGAACTTCATAACAATAATCAGATATCTTTTTATAGTTTGACTCTGTAATATTTGGAGTATCAAGTCTCTCAGTCCTAAACTCAAGATAATCTACAAATTTACTTTCTTCAGAAAAATAATCCATTATAAGTTCTCTTCCTTTTATTCCCAGAAGATCAAAACTCTTATCTATGGACTCTCCATATGAGGACAACCCCATTGCTTTACCACAATCGTTTACACTTCCTCCAGAAGCAAGAGCAGCAGAATTGTATAGGTTTCCAATAGTAATGTAATTGGTTATAGAAGAAATATTATAAGTACAATCTCCAATTAGTTTTCTTTCTTTTTTATTTTTTAATCTCAATCCTGTCCAATAATTTTTTAATATGGGTTTAAACTTACATGGATATTCGGCAATATAAACAGATTCGGACTCAAAAGTTTCCTCATCATTAATACTAATTGGAGCTCCACTAGCATCAGCAACAAAAACTATTGCTTTTTCAAACCCACTATTATAGAAAGCATTTGAAGCATGATATAAATGATGTTGATATGCATTATATGTAATTTGCTTAGATCCGTAAAGTAAAGACCTCAATATCTCTAAGTCTTGATGGCACATGTTCTCAATGTGCTCATTTATACTAAAATTAAAGTAATCAATATCTCCAATAAGATTATAATTATCAACCAAAATCTTTATAAGATTTTTGATACTTTCATCCTTTTTTATTCTAGAATACCTTTCTTCTTTAAAATAATATTCTATATTACCATCATTTAATATAGTAGCAGATGCATCATGTCCACTTCGAAGACAAAGAATTCTCATAAAATATTATTTTCTTTTAAATATGAGATAGTATCAATACATCCACCAATATATTTTCCATCAGCAATAATTTGTGGGAAAGTAGATCCCATACCAAATTTTTCATAAAACTCTTCCCTATCAAAATCAACATCTAATTTATAAACTTGATGTTGAACTTCTAATCTTTCAAGAACGTATTTAATTTTTGTACAATAAGGACAATTGTCTTTCGTATAAACAATAAAATTCATAGTTCAATAATCTCAATTAACTAGTTCTAAATCCCCTACATTGTAGTAAGTACCGCTCTTATTATTTCTTAAGAACTTAAATGCAACTCCTATTGGTTTAATATTTTCTGGATATGGTAGAGACTTATCTTCAACATAATAAGTGTCTTCTTTGCGGAACACAAAAGAAGTAATCTCTACATGTTTATTACTTCTTTTTGTACCATCATTTAAATTATAAACCTCACCTATTGTTATTGTTTTATATTTTACTTGTCCTGGTTTTGGACTATATGAAAACAAATAGCTGGGACGAGTGGAAGATAACTCCCTAAGATCAAACTCTTGGCATTGCTCAAGTGTTGGTTTCCTTTCTTCTTTTTGTGGCATTTTATGATCCTAAGGTTTAATTATATTTATAAAATTTAAGGCCAAAAAGGAAGAGGTTTATCTTCAGACTCTACTAATTCAAGGTGTTTTTTTAAATCATTTGTATAGTTTGATTGTGGTACAACATGATTAGTAGGAAGCTCTTTATTATTAAGAGCTTCTACAGTAACAGTTTCTTTCCACTGCAAACGGTTTGTTTTGTATGTTCCTTGACGACTATTTGCTAAGAACTTAGCGTCTCTTTCATTACCACAATCTGCAATTTTTTTACCACTAGAATCATATACAGTATAATAAATCACACATCTACCTCAGTGTCTTTAACAACAGAATTAGTAGCAACCTTCCAATCAATATTAAATTGATCAAGTCCTTTATCAGTCATTACATTTTTATACATTGCCCAGAATACTTTTGGAGGAATAGTTACTACATCTGCTCCATTGATTGCACACTGTTCAACCTGTCGAACATCACGAACAGATGCTCCAAGGATATATGGGATATGATAGTTGTAGTGAGTAGGAGATTGATCATACACTTTACGAATCCTTGCAATAAGATCTAATCCATCAACAGAGTTGTCTTCCCACCTTCCAACAAAAGGAGAGATGAAAGTAGCGCCAGCTTTAGCAGCAAGGATTGCTTGAGCAACAGAAAATACTAATGTAACATTAGTTTGGACATCTTTCTTGTACAATTCCTTACATGCTTTAAGTCCTTCTACTGTACATGGAAGTTTGATAGTCATTGATGGAGAAATATCAATGTAATATTGTGCCTGTTGAAGCATCTCTTCTGCAGTATCAGCAACAACTTCACAAGAAATACTATCAAGTTCTGGGCATTGTGTATTAAGAAGAATAGCAACTGATTGAAGAGTGTTACCACTCTTCATGATAAGTGTCGGGTTTGTAGTTACACCATCAATTAAACCAGTATCATATGCTTTGATAATTTCAGGAATCTCTGCAGTATCGATAAAAATTTTCATAAAAAAGAGGATCTCTCGATCCTCAGTATAACACATAAATTTACAATTGACAATTATATTGTTGCCCTAATACGAGCATAATCAAATACTTTTTTAGGAACATTAATATCTAACGCTGCCTCAAACCCCTTAAATCCAGGTGCGGAGTTTGCTTCACAGATTCGGTATCCGTCAGGATGAAATAATAAATCGACACCAGCAATATCAAGATCGAGAACTTTTGCAACTTGAATGCTAAGCATTTCCATTTCGTCGTCAACATCGTATGCTTCCCCTTGACCTCCACGGGAAATATTGGCTTTAAATGAACCATCGACAGAGGTACGTTGCATAGCACCAACTACCCTGCCACCAATAACAATAACCCTAAGATCTCTTCCCTCAGAGTATTGAATATACTCTTGAACAATCATAGAATTTTTAAAGTCCAATGAAGAAATGAGTTCCGAAAGGTCTTCAAACTGCTTGGCGTTCTCACACAAATATACACCAGCACCATGAGATCCAGTTACTACCTTAATCACACAGGGAAACCCTACTTGTTTTTCAACTAACTCCGCTTTACATGGAAAACGAGTAAGCATCGTCTTTGGGATAGGAAGTCCTGCCTGAGCCAGAATCTGGTTGGCATACATCTTATCCTTTGATGCTTCAATAGCAGCAGAGTTTGGGAGGGTAGGTACGTTTAGTCTTTCAAACTGTCTGAGAACAGACAAGTTAAAATAACCAGTACCACTCCCAGTCCTAGCAAGTAGAGTATCTGGGAGAGCAACAATATCATTACGATATCGAATGGATTTGCGATCATCTCTGGAAACAATCAAGTCGATTTCATCAGCAAATGCTACTGTGAAATCTATACCATATTTATCTGCTTCTTCGATAAAACGTTCTCGTTCATATGTTTCTGTTGTCAAACGATTACCAAGCATCCAGAGTTTCATACAAAAAAAGAGGGTCTTAACCCTCTTAGTATATCAGACATAAATCATTCCTGCAACCATGATTCCAAAAGCAAAGATGGTGAAGAGCATGATGCCAATAAGCAACCACCAACACCATCTTGGCATAGGTTCATAGCGCGTTGCCACGAGGGAGAACTTCCTCTGGAAAAACAAAGTTTTCGTGTGGTTGGTCTACTGGTGCCATCCAGGCACGAAGTCCTTCATTCAATAGAATGTTCTTTGTGTAGAAGGTCTCAAACTCTGGATCTTCTGCTGCTCGAACCTCTTGCGATACAAAATCATACGCACGCAAATTAAGTGCCAAACCAATAATACCAATAGAAGAGACCCAAAGACCCATAACTGGAACAAAAAGCATAAAGAAATGCAACCAGCGTTTATTGCTGAACGCAATACCAAAGATTTGAGACCAGAACCTATTGGCAGTAACCATAGAATAAGTTTCTTCTTCTTGTGTGGTATCAAATGCTTTAAATGTATTTGATTGTTCACCATCTTGATACAGAGTATTCTCTACTGTCACTCCATGAATTGCTGAGAGAAGTGCTCCACCCAGTATACCCGCTACACCCATCATGTGGAAGGGGTTGAGCGTCCAGTTGTGGAAACCTTGGAGGAATAGGAGGAATCTAAATATCGCTGCAACACCAAACGACGGCGCAAAGAACCAACTGGACTGTCCGAGAGGATACAAGAGAAAGACAGACACAAAGACAGCAATGGGACCAGAAAACGCGATTGCATTGTACGGACGGATACCTACTAGACGTGCGATTTCAAATTGCCTGAGCATAAAACCTATAAGGGCAAAGGCTCCGTGGAGCGCCACAAAATTCCAGAGTCCCCCAAGTTGGAACCAGCGGATGATATCTCCTTGAGACTCAGGACCCCAAAGTAGAAGAAGAGAATGACCCATAGCATCAGCAGGAGTTGACACAGCTGCCGTGAGGAAATTAGCACCCTCAAGATAACTAGACGCCAGTCCGTGGGTATACCAGCTCGTAACAAACGTTGTGCCAGTAAGCCAGCCACCAATTGCCAAATAAGCAGTGGGAAAAAGTAATAGTCCAGACCAACCCACAAATACAAAGCGGTCTCGTTTAAGCCAGTCATCCAAGACATCGAACCATCCTCTCTGTGAAATGGGTGGGGAAAGTGTTGAAGTAGTCATAACTCCTTTGTTAACTTCTCATATTTAGTTTACAATACTTTACAAAAGAAGTCAATAGAGAAATCTAAATTATTTTTGCGTATCTAAGAACAAGACTGTCATAATCAATTTGATTTGGAATAAACCCACATAGATCTTTTTTAACAAAGATATTAAATTTTTTAGATGTGTATTTTGCACCATCAGGTTTATCTATTATACACTGACCATAATGAAGTCCACAATAAACAACATCTTTTAAATCATTTTTGATCATATATCTCAAAAATTTATTGTGATCATTCTCAAAATTAATATATTCATTAAAGTATGGATGCAAGTAAACTTTTTTAAATATGTTAAGGTCTTTATCATTTACAAAAAGAGGACAAGAAACACAAACATGATTTAAATTTTTAAGATAATTTTTTATTTTTTCAAAAACTAATAAATTTCTTTGGTCTAGATCTGGATATTGAATAAGATCACTTTTGTATGGAGTCTTTATCCAAGGATCCATTATTATCCAAAGAGCATTTTTTTCTAGACTCATCTTTAGAAAATTTAAAAAGTTGTGGCCAAGTATCTTGAATAATCTCAGCAAGTTTATATGGTGTTTGTGAAGTAATCAATGTGCTGTACCATTCCCATCGTAATCATCACTATCATAATATACAGTCTCTCCTTTGTAAAATCCAAAGAAGAGAGTTGTAAGTACAAATGGAATGCAAACCCAGAAGAGTATATTACCGAACATCGTGTCCTCCAAACATTGCTCTCATACCATTCAAGACTTTATTTGCAAATCTTCCAAGTTGTCTTGATCCGAATCGTTCATATAATGCACTGCTAATGACAGGAGCGGGAACACCGAGATCCACAGCAGCGTGAACAGTCCAACGACCCTCACCACTATCGCTAACTCCCCCATCGAACTCGCTAAGCTCTCTATCGCGGCGTAATACAGTAGCGGTAAGATCAAGTAACCAAGACCCAACCACAGAACCACGACGCCACAACTCAGCCACCTCAGCAACATTAATATCGTAGCAGTAGTCTTTTGGATTATCCATTGGAGCGACTTCTGCGTCTCCTGCTTTGACATACTTTGCTCCCGCATTTGCTTCATGTAGGATATTAAACCCTTCTGCGTATGCTTGCATGATTCCATACTCAACACCATTGTGAACCATCTTCACAAAGTGCCCAGCACCAGGACCACCACAGTGCAACCAACCTAACTCAGACTGCCTAACATAGTCGCCAGGTTGTGTACGTTCGGCGGCATCAATTCCTGGGGCGAGGGCGTTAAAAATGGGACTACAAGTGGCGACCGCAGTATCTCCGCCACCAACCATAAGACAGTATCCACGCTCCAGACCGTAAACACCACCACTAGTGCCACAGTCAATATACGCGATGCCAAGTTTTGCAAGGCGCTCTGCTCTTTTCCGACTGTCCTTAAAATTGCTATTGCCATGATCAATAATAATATCGCCTTCACGACAATATCGTAGTAACTCATTGATCGTCTCCTCTACTGTTTCTGCTGGTACAACCATCATGAAGACTCCTGGTTTTTTATCAGAAGTTTTAGATCTATGAATTACTTGAACAAGGCTTTCAATAGAAGTGGTACATCCACTAATATAACCCGCTTCATATTGTTTATTAGCTTTTTCATAATTGTTTCTATAACCCCATACTTCGTGTCCGTTTGCAATAAGACGGCGGGACATACCTTCACCCATCCGTCCAAGTCCAATCATTCCGACTTTCATAAATCCTCCTACTTAAGTTTTATTGGGTAATCCCATTTAGTAATGCGATCAACTTTATATCCTGGTCCCCAAAGACCACTATGGTATATGTAAGGCACTGTTCTTATAGGACAACTATCACCCTTACACAAAAGATCATCGACTATTCTCCAAGACTCCAACACTTCCTCAGAATGTACAAAGTGAGATTGATCTTTATAAATTGCATCATAAAGAAGTTTTTCATATCCATCAACAGATTTTTCAAGTGGATAGTGATACTGCAATATTGCTGGTTCAACACGATCATTGAGACCAGGAGCTTTAATATCAATTCTCATATCTAAATGAGGATCTGGTTGCAATCTCATAACAATACGATCATTACAATCGTGACCTTCAAATAATGTTTGTGGTGGTGACTTAAATTTTATAACAACTTCAACACAGTCAACAGGCATTTTTTTACCTGTCATAAAATGAAATGGAACTCCTTGCCATCTCCAATTATCAATATAAAGATCACCAGCAACAAAAGTTGGAGTGATAGAACTTTGATCTACACCATCTTCCTCTCTATATCCAATGTACTGCCCACAAACAAGTCTTTGTCCAAGTCTAGTTGCAGCAAGAACTTTTGTTTTCTCTCTACGAATTTCTCTAGCATCAATTTTGCATGGGGGTTCCATAGCAATCAATGCAAGAACCTGTAGCAAATGGTTTTGGAGCATGTCACGAACTGCTCCAGCAGTCTCATAGTATTGTGAACGACCCTCGCAACCAATAGTTTCAGTGGCAAAGATCTGAACTTCTTCTATGTATTGCCTGTTCCAAAGTGGTTCCAATAGAATATTGCTAAAGCGGGTGGCAAGGATATTATTAACAGTATCTTTACCGAGATAATGGTCAATGCGATATACTTGTTTTTCGCGTAGATGTCCAGCCACCACAGATTGTAGATGATTAGCAGATTCAAAATCGTACCCAAAGGGTTTTTCAATAACCACACGCGATTTTTCTGGGTCATCTAATTTTCCTGCTTCCTTAAGATTTATAATTGCATTACTATATCTTTCTGGTGGAACAGATAAAAAGTAAGTTACATCATATCCCTCCCCTGGTAACTTCTCCAATGTTTGTGCATTATCAAGGTCAGCAGAAACATAATCAAGATGATGCCTAAACTCTTCGGGATAATCTCCTAGACTATCCTTCCAGTCTTTTGGTGAAGGTGATCTTCTTGCACAACCAGTTATTAAAAAATTTGAAGGAAGTAAATCTTTTTGCCACAACTTGTATAGTGACGGTATCAATTTCCTTTTGCAGAGATCTCCTGTTGCACCAAATATTACTATGGCTTCCATTATACTTTCTCCTTACAGTGGGGACATGTCCATTCGTTATCTACAAATATTAATGAAGAATGAAATGCTCCTGGTTCACAGAATGGTTTTATTGCCTCACTAATCTCAGCGGACACCAAACTCTTCCAGCATTTTGGACAATTCCTCAGTGTTAATTTCTTGTTCATTTCTTGTTAAATATGTACCATCAACTAATCTTATTGAATCTAATAACTCTTGGTAATGATGAATCTCATCATTCATTATAGCGAGGATTTTTGAATCGTCATTTTTTGTTAGGTATTTTGCATAAGTCATCGTAGCATGAAGTTCTACTTCAGCATTTAAATGATAAGCAAACTTAGGAAACAAAAAATAATAAACAACCATGGACCAATAATATACCAAAACCAAATGATAAGCAAAAAACCTATCGATCCAAGCATCATTTCCACCACGCGATTCCATTTCTGTGAGGTGTTCTGTTTCATTAACTGTTTGAGCAAAGTGCTGCTTCATCAAATAAAAATGACTATCAGTTCTTAAACCCAAAGACTCTCTTAAATGAAGAACACTCAGAAAAGCAAAATAGGGTGCCCGAGCAATAGTCTCAAGTACCCAAAAACGTTGTATGTCTCGACCCCTGTAAAGGAAGTCGAGAATTAAAACTGTAAAATTTAAAACTAAAACATTTAATTGTTTCATGGATTGTGATTCTTAGAATCTTTAATTTTATTAAATCCCCAGACAGCTAGGGTGCCGATACCAAGACCAGCAATGCAACAAAGGATCATGTGAATTACGTGTTCGAATGTAGTATGATCAGTGTGATTCATGTTGTAAAAGCATTTTTTAATACGGTAATTAAATGCATGTTACCGTGAAAGTATCCCCCAACTATTGTAGCAATAGCACATAAAAATAGAACGACTAGCATTACAACATGGGGGATTGGTGGTTCATGAGACATGTACGGTTCCAATCATACCTGCTCCTTTATGGGGAGCACACCAGTAAGTATAGTCACCTGCTTCAGGAAAAGCAACCTCAAAGTCTTCGCCTGGTAACATAGCAAGACCTTCATGCGATAGTTCTGGATGATTTTCAACAATCACGTTATGTGGAGGGAGCATGTTATTAATAAAGTGTACTGATTCTCCAGCAGCAATTGAAACCTCAGCAGGTTCAAATACTAGGTTGCCATTGGCACCCATCTGAACGTCTACCGCCCAAGCAGGGAGAGCGAAGAAAAGAGATGCAAGAAATGCAAAAAAGAGCTTCATAAATGTTTACTCAACTCTATTATCTATACTAGTAAAATTTTTATATCTGGGATTTGTCTTGAGTTCCTGACTTAACAATTCAGTCATCTCATCACAACATTTAAACCATTTTTCCCGCAATTCTTTACACTCAGGAAGATTCATTTTTTCTTTATCACTAAACATCTCAAACCACTCTCTCCATATCTTGGCGCACTCATCTGATTTTTTCTGAAGATGTGGTTCCAGATACATTTTTTATATTATATAGACCAGTAATAGTATCAACATCAGCAGGTCGAAATGCTCTCACTGGTGCAATCCAGTTATAAGACATTACAGTATCATTAGTATCAGTGTCATGCCATATGTCACCGTCTTTGTCATCGTGTGGGTGTTCAAGTCCTAGTGCATGACCCCACTCATGCAAATACACATACTTCTTATCACCAGCAAATTTCTTGACTAGGATGGTGTATCCTTTCTCTGTTGGTATGCACAGACCAGAAGCATAACCATATGGTTCTGGCATAGCATACTGCTCATAGAATGCAAACTCAGC